GAAGAGCTGCACCTAATCCATTAGGCGGATCTGGTGGCGGAGGTGGTTGTTATCACCACTGTAACTCAACATCTGGTGGAGCTGGTTCTTGTTACGGAAATGCAGGAAGTGGAGCCCCTAACTATTCAGGACCTCCAACAGCTAGATTTAGATCTGGTTCTGGCGGAGGAGCGTGTGCGGCTGCAACGGCCGGAGGCGGAGGCGGAACGGGAGAAGCCGGAGCTGGAAAACCGTCTGACATAGAAGGATCAACTAAAAATTTTGGATGTGGTGGAATAGGTTCTGGAGTATGTAATGCTCTTAATGGTAGAGGAAACGGTGGAAACAACTGCGCGGCTACAGCTAACCAAGGTGGTGGCGGTGGAAGAAGTAATGTAGGTGCAACAGGTGTTGTATACCTAAGATTTCCTTCATCTTGTAAACCAGCAAGTATAGCAATATCTCCAAGTTGTAACACTATTGTCACTGCAGGAGGCTGTACAGTTTTGAAATTTATAGTTTCTGGTTGTGTTGCTTTTGAATAGACCCTAGACATATTATATATTTTCCTGTATAAAATCCTAAAGAAAGAATATGGAAAACAATTTATTTTGGTATTGGAAAAATGCAGTAGGTAGTAAATTTTGTAATGATGTAATTAAATTTGCTAGCACATTAGAAAAACAAGAAGCGTCTACTACAGGGCCAAAACACAAACAAGTATTTAGTGATTATAGAAAGTCTAAAATTGTTTGGTTGAGTGAAAAATGGATATATAAAGAATTATTAAAGTTTATTGATATGGGTAATAAAGCTGGTTATAATTTTGATCTTAGTCGTGCAGAAGCTATTCAATATACAAGATATGATTCTAATGGTCATTATGAATGGCATGTAGATCAATTAAACGGACCAATAGAAGATGCCAAACCTGACACAAGAAAACTTTCTTTGTGTTTAAATTTAACTGACCCCAATGAATATGAAGGTGGAGATTTTTGGGTTTGTAAACCACATCCCCTTCCTGAAAATGCAGAAAAAATAAAATTAGATTTTATGCAAACTAGAGGTGCGGCAGTAGTTTTTCCTTCTTATGTATTTCATAAAGTAGCACCTGTTACTAAAGGAACTAGACACAGCTTAGTGTGTTGGATGAGAGGCAACAGATGGCGATAAAATTTGCTGAAGAATTTCCAAAAGACTTAAACAGAACAGATATATTTCCTACACCTGTTTGGTCTGCTCAAGCACCAGAACATGTAAAACAATTAAATAAATATTCAGATCCATACATCGTTGCTTCAAAAAAACATTTTAAACCAATGATAGATAAAAGAAATAAAGAATACGGAAACAAAAAAGATATGGGTCATGTATTTCATTCAACAACTCTTATACAAGATGAAAACTTTATGGCTTTTCATCAATATGTTACTCTTACTTCTAGAAATTTATTAATAGAAATGGGTTATGATCTATCTAAATTTGATATTGTATTAACAGAAAGTTGGGTTCAAGAGTTTGCAAAATCGGGTGGAGGCCATCATACTTTACACACTCATTGGAATGGACATATATCAGGTTTTTATTTTTTAAATGCGAGTGAATGTACTTCTAAACCTGTGTTTCACGATCCAAGACCAGGTCATGCAATGAACGGTTTACCATTAAAAAATACAACTGAGATTACTTATGGAAGTCCAGAAGTACATTACAAAGTTAAACCAGGAACATTAATTTTTTTTCCATCCTATCTACCACATTTATTTTCTGTAGATGTGGGCTATGAACCATTTAGATTTATTCATTGGAATGTACAAGCAATACCTAAACCAAATAAAATAGGTGTATGATTAATATAGAAACATGGTTTCCTACTTTTATTGGTCAAGAAATTTTAAAAGACCATGAAAAGATAGCTAAAAAAATAGTTCCTGTTTGTAAAGAAATACAGGGTAAAGTAAAAAATAAAGAAAACAATTGGGTCTCAAAACTATATCAAACATGTCATACACATAATATTTGTGGTGATAAAAGATTTGATATTATAAATAAAATTGTTTACGAAAAAGTTCATGAATATATTAAAGCTATAGGTGGAACATTAATTATAAACAATGCCGAAGGTTGGTTTAATGTTTATAAAAAATATGATTTCCAAGAATTTCATTGTCATCCCAATAGACAGCTATCTGTAATTTATGTTTTAAAATCAACAAAAGAAGATCCTAAAATAATATTTGAAAGAAACGAAGGTTTGTACACTGAAGAATTTGATGTAGACACTAAGGCTTTAAGCACAAAAGTAAGATATAGTTCTATACAAGGTAATCTATTAATATTTAGATCTTCATTACATCATTGTGTAGAAATGAAACAAGATAATAGCGAAAGAATTTCTTTAGCATATAATTTTAATTTAAAAAAACCATGAAAGATAAAATAATATTTAAAAGTTTTTTACCTAACATATCTTTTAGTCTAGAAAAAAATAAACCATTAAATTTTTCTTGGTTTAAAAAAGCTTATGAAGACTATAAAAAAACATCTGCGTCTATGCACACTGCAAGATGCCCAGGTATAAATAGTATAATTAAAACTGGCTGGATTCAAAAAACCTATCAAGACATTACTATTACAACAAACGGTAATAAAAGTTCTTTTAATTGGAGATCAGAGTTTGACCAAAAAAGTTCTAAGTATGGTGATATTATATTTGATTACATTCATTTTCATAATCCAGATCAATTAGATAAGTTTAGACCAATGGATGAAAACACACTTAAAACAGTTATTAAAATACAAAGTCCTTGGGTAGTGTATGTACCTAAAGGTTACAAATTACTTAGTATGCCAGTAGCATACAATGATACAAATGTGTTTACTGCTGCAACGGGTTTATTAGGTGATGGACTTCACCACATGAATGTACAGCTGTATTGGCATAATTTGCATGGTGAAACCTTAGTTAAAAAAAACACACCTTTAGTTCAATATATATTAATTAAAGACATAAAGGTTACTGAAAAATTTGAAATGGCTGGTAATAAAGAAAGAGACTATTTAAAACAACTAGAACATTAAATATGAAAATAACAATTGTAGGTGCAGGTACAGCAGGGTTAGTAACAGCTTTAATTTTAAAACAAAAATTTAATCAAAACATAGAACTTAAAATAATTAAATCTGATGACATTGGTATTATTGGTGTAGGAGAAGGAAGTACAGAACACTGGATGGATTTTATGAATTGGTGTCAGTTAGATTTTGATGAGGTAGTAAAAGAATGTAATTCAACATTAAAGTCAGGAATTTATTTTAAAGAATGGGGTGATAAAAATTACTTACACGCTTTGCATCCTGATTTAAAACTAGGACAAGAGCATGTTGGTTATTTACCCTATGTATTAAACAATGGAGTATTTGGTAAAAAATATTTATCTAAAAAAATAGATCCTAATAATCCAAGACCGGTTAATCAATTACACTTTGATACACATAAATTAAATAAATACTTGCAAAAGAAATGTATTGAAAGAAACATATTGATACAAGAAGACACCATTAAAGAAGTAAAATTAAACAAAGATGGCATTGAATATATAAAAGGTAGGCAACAACACAAAGCAGATTTTTTTATAGATTGCACAGGGTTTAGAAGAATATTAATAAACAAATTTAAAAATAGATGGATTAGTTTTAGTAAATATTTAAAGGTTAAATCTGCAATAGTTTTTCCAACAGAGGATATGTATAACTATAATCCATATACCACGGCCACTGCTATGAAAGCAGGATGGATGTTTAGTATTCCTGTGTGGGGTAGAACAGGCAATGGTTATATATTTGATAGTGATGTAATTACTAAAGAACAAGCACATAAAGAAGTAGAAAAAAAATTACAGAAAGAAGTAGAAGTTAAAAAACAAATTAATTTTGATCCTGGGTATTTAGAAAAGTCGTGGATAAAAAATTGTTTTGCCGTAGGATTAAGTGCTAACTTTGTAGAGCCATTAGAAGCATCTTCTATTGGCACCTCTATACAACAAGCTCATTTACTTTCACACTATATAGTTAACTACAATCAAAACACTATAGATAAATTTAATAATACAATGGAAGACATTATGTTAAACATAAGAGATTTTATATGCCTTCATTACATAACACCTAGAAAAGAAAAATTTTGGAAAACTCAAATAATGCCTGATTCATTAAAAGACAGATTAGAAGTGTTTAAAACCAGACTACCTATACGAGAAGATTTTTGCAAAAGCCAATACTTTTTATTTAGAGAAGCCCACTATATTGTAGTCATGCATGGTCTAGGATTAATAAATCTTGAAAAAATAAAAAAACAATATAGTATGCTTAATAATAATTTTAAAAAATTGATACAGATAAAATATGAAGATACATACAGTTATATTACACACAAAGAATGGTTAAGGAAAGTTAGACATGAAATTTGAAAAACATAAATTTGAAATTGTTAAAAAAGCATTAGATAAAAACCTAGCGAATTTTTTATTTAATTATCTAAAACTTAGAAAACAAGTATTAGATCATTTACAAGAAACAAGATTTCTTTCACCGTATGATAGATCAATGGGTTCTTACTTAGATACACAAATTCCAAATACCTATTCTATTTACTCAGACCATGCAATGGAGACATTGTTAATGTTTTTAAAAGATACAATTGAAAAGAAAACAAAAACAAAATTAATTGAAACATACTCTTATGCAAGGCTATATAAACAAGGGGATATTTTATCTAGACATAAAGATAGAAGTTCGTGTGCTATATCCGCTACCGTAAATTTAGGTGGAGATCCTTGGCCAATATATTTAAATACTACAAACAAACTTGCTCAAGATGGATTTAAAGTTGATTTAAGTCCTGGTGATTTACTTATATATAGTGGAGATAAAATGGAACATTGGAGAGAAGAATTTCAAGGCGATGTATCTGGTCAAGTATTTTTACACTACAATGAATTTGGTTCTAAAAACAAATATGATGGCAGACCCATGCTAGGATTATCAGAGGAATTTAAATAGTAATGAACATATTTCCAACAACAAGTATAAATAACTTTTTTAAAGAACCTGATAAAGTTGTTAAATTTGCAAAAAGTCTTAAATATAAAAAATCAAAAACAGGTTCTTACCCAGGAGAAAGAACTAAAAATTTAGCTGAAGTAAACTATACTTTTTTTAATACAACTATCTTATCAATACTATCCATGTATTATGAAGACTTTCAAAACATTGGTTACTCTGACACTTATTTAGGTTTTCATAAAATTAAACCTTATTCAAAATCATTAAATGATATAAAAAACAAAGGTTGGATACATCACGACGGTGTTTCTTTAGGGGGTTTAATATATTTAAATAAACAAAGTTATCCTGAAAGTGGCACAACTTTATACACACCTAAAAAAGAACCTATTAAAAATGAAAGTGCCATTAAAACTAAACTAGATTTTTATAAAAAAAATAAAATAAACCTAAGTCAGTACAAAAAAGAAATGGATTCTCTAGAAAATAAATTTACAAAAACACATACCTTTAATAATATATATAATACTTTAGTAGCTTTTGATGGGTTTCAATGGCATGGTGTAGACAATATTTATTGTAACTCTAAAGAAGACAGGTTGACTTTAGTATTCTTTATAGGTAAAATAAAGGCAAGAGATTGTCCTAAATTAAGGCTTAATAGGATACAATTTTTTGATATATAGTTATTTACAATATTGAAAGGATACGGTATATTTTTATATGGCACAATATTTTACACAATTAGAAAAACAAGACGCACCATTTGACAACACACAATCAGTGTGGAGAGTCGTACAAGTCGTTGCAGTAGGAGATGATATAACTACTGCTGATGGTCCACTAAAAGACAACCCAATGCACGCTGATGGAGAAGCATGGTGTGTTAACTGGTTCAAAGGTGGAACTTGGAAACAAACATTTCAAAATGGCTTAAGAAAAAAATACGCAGGTGTAGGAAATGTATATGATTATTCTAAAGATAAATTTATGGAACAACAACCTTTTGCGTCATGGAGTCTAGACGATAATGATGATTGGCAAGCTCCAGTTCCATATCCTACAATTGATACATATTTAGATAATGGAAATGAAAGACCTTACGGCGTTTGGTGGGATGAAGAAGAGCAAATGTGGAAAGGTGTAGATCATCAAACTCCACAAAATACTTATGAGTGGAATCCTGAAACTCTTGCATGGGGTCCACCAACACCATAATAATTTTTTATGAAAGTTATAGAGAACGCTCTTAGTAAAGCAGTTCAAGAGCAGCTAAAAGATTTTGTTCTATCTAAACTCCCTTGGTATTATTTAAACAATATAACTTTTAAAAACAGCAGATCCTTTGCTCCTGCTTTTGGTCATGTATTTATAGGTGATGGTAAAGCTATATCTCAACAAGCTAATATGTTAGATTTATTTAGACATATTATAAAAGGTAATATTACATCGGCTAGAGCTTTTTTACAGTTACCATTAAATCAAAAATTAGTAGGAAAAAGAGATCCATTACATACAGACAGTGATGACCCACACACAGTTTTTATTTATTACTTGTTGGACTCAGACGGAGATACTGTTATTTATAAAAACAAAAAAGAATGGAAAAGAATTACTCCTAAGCAGGGTACAATATTAACTTTTAATGGTTCTTTGTGGCATACGGCCGAACAACCTACTAAAGGAACGAGATGTATAATAAATTTTAATGTTACTTAATAAAACTACAATAAAATCGTTTAATATTATACTACCAAAAGAATAAAAACCCTTATATAAAGGTCTATTATGCTACAAAAATTAGGATTTCTACCAGGGTTTAACAAACAAGTAACCTCTACAGGAGCTGAATCTCAGTGGACTGGCGGTGAAAATGTACGTTTTAGATATGGTACACCAGAAAAAATAGGTGGCTGGGCTCAATTAGGAGATAGTAAATTAACAGGTGCAGCTAGAAGTTTGCATCACATGGTTAATAAAGAAGGCATTAAGTACGCAGCCATAGGAACTAATAGAATTTTATATGTATATTCTGGAGGAGTCTACTATGATATACACCCATTAACAAATCCATCAGGAACAGCAATTACAAATGCATTTAGTACAACCAATAGTCAATCAACTGTTACTTTAACTTTTCCTTCTGCACACAATTTTTCTGTAGGGGACATTATATTGTTTGGAGACGCATCTACATTTAGCACTATTACAGGATCTAATTTTACATCCTCTACCTTTGCGGATAAAAAATTTATGGTTACCGCTGTGCCTACAACCACAACATTAGAAATAAATGCTGGTGCCACTGAAGGAGGAGCTGGAGCATCCACTTCTGGAGGAATAACTTACTATCAATATTACCATGTAGGACCAGCTGAACAGGTTGGAGTTTTTGGATGGGGTATATCTCAATTTGGAGGAACAGTTACAAACCCACAAACAACAACTTTAAATGGAGCATTAAATGCTGACTCTGCTG